AAAAGGATTAAATTAATGGAAGATTTTTATGGTGATTATTTCAAATGGTGGGTTGGTGTTGTACGTGAAAGGGTTGATGAAACTCATGTTAGAGTAAGAATATTTGGTGTCCATCCATTGGAAGAATCAGAGTTAGATATGTCAGATTTACCTCTGGCATTAGTAACATACCCAACATCTGGTGGTCAAGCTGGTAGTGGGTCTTCGACACATAATTTAGATGTTGATTCATGGGTATATGGGTTTTCACCTGATAGCACGTTTATGCAACCAATCATCATTGGTGTAATCCAAGGTAGTGATTATTCAATGTCTACATATGGTACTAATGGTGGTCAATTTGTTGGAGAAGGTGGTGACTCATCCTATCCAGATGTTGACACTGGTGGAACAATGAATATACCGGGTGGTTCCAACATAGCAAAAACATACAATTATGTGCATGCCAATCTTAAATCTGAAGGTTCATCATCTGATCCACATTTACATGCATCTGCATTATGTGGAGTATTACTATTAGAAACATCGGGCATTAATCCTCAAGTGGTTGGTGGATGGAAAGGTAGAGCTTGGGGAATATGTCAATGGCTTGGTGGTAGACGCACACAATTATTTAGAAAATATGGAAGAACTAAAAGACTTGATCATCAATTAGATTTTATGTGGTGGGAGTTAAACAACACAGAGCGATCAGCTAAAAGAAGATGGTTATCATCTACAAATCTACCTGATGCAGTTGCTGGATTTGCATCATTTGAACGTGCAGAAGAGTGGCAACGTACTGGTCGTGGGTCATATGGGATTAACAGAAGGCATAGTAATTTTAAAAAAAGATTAAAATATGCATATCAAGTTTATAACACACAATCACCGATTGAAAAACCATCAACTGATTTTAATCAAGGGGTAATAACATAAATGTCAAGAGAAGAAAATAAACGATCAACTGCAAGTGCTGGTAATGGTTTAACACTTGGTGGTTCAAACATACAAATATCAAGACCAACATTCAAATCATCATCATCAGTAAAAACCAGAAATCCACATTATGAAGGTGAAACTGATTCAGGTCATACATTAACGGGTGTTGGTGATGGTATTACTAATATTAATTCTGGGGATGCACAGCAAAGTTGGGGTCACACTACTAATTCTGGTTCCTCTATATCAATTTCAGATAGTGCTGGAAATGAGAGTGTTAGTATTCAACATCATTCAGGAGCCGCAATTAATATTGATCCAGATGGTGCAATTTTTATCACATCAACAGCCCGTAAGGGTATAGGAATTTCATCACCATTTGGCGATGCATTCATGGATGCATCTGGTGAAATCGTGTTAAAGGGTTCATCTATGTCAATGGAAACCAGTGGAGATTGTAATTTTAATGTGGGTGGTACATTCAACTTAAAGTCAAGTGGTTATAAACTTACAACAAAAATCATGGATGAAAATATTGATGGTAGTGTATCAAGATCAGTTACAAATGATTATTCTGAAATTGTGGGTGGTATAAAGAGAACTACAATTGCTGGTGATCAACGAACACAAGTAACTGGAAATGATATAATAGATGTTGGAGTAGATAAGACTGAAAGAGTTACAGGTAACTCAGTTGAAAACACCAAAGGCAACAAATCAATTATTACTACTGGTGATAGCCTAATCACATCACAAGGAACATTAACAACAGCGGCACAAGGGACAGCAACACACTCATCCAAGGGTGATATGAAAGTTGTATCAGATTCTGATAATACAATCTCAGCTGGTGCTGATTTAAATACAGCATCTGGTGGTGCAACTAAAGTTTCTGCAGCTAGTTCTCTTAGTATAGTCGGCTCATCAAGTGCTAAAATGTCTTCAGATGGTCCAGTATCAATGGAAGGTGTTGGGTCTGCTAAAGTTGTGGGATCACTTGCTATTATTGGTGGTACAACAGTTTCACTTGCTACTCCAACAGTATTGGGTCCAGTGCCTAGTGGTAGTGGCGGAAGTACATCAGCTTCGGTTGATTCAATCACAACTGATGAAGATTATGTAGTAACAGAAGATGCGGATGAAGCTGAAGTAATGGAAGCAAATAATATTGTGGATGATTTAACATCTGTAAGAAAATATCCTGAATTTCCAAGTAATGCTAAATTACAATCAGCTGATGCTGGTTCAGTTTATACTGTAGCACATGATTCTTCACCATCATCTGATGAAGCGTTTAATGAGTATTCATCTAAAAATTATGGTTCTACATCACCTGTATCACAAGAAAAATATCAAACTATACCTGATATTAGTGATGGTGAAAGGAAAACTAACATTAAAGGTGTTGATCCAGATATATCGATACCAGATAAAAATTCAACATCAACTAAAATATCAAGATACTTTACGCTTGGTAACTTGGTAAATGCCAATTCATCTGAACCAATACCATCTGAATTATTTGAATCTGTGGTGGCAAATTTCATCCTTGTTGCATATAATGTGTTAGACCCAATCAAAGAGAAATTTCCTGATATGGAAGTAACATCAGCATGGAGAAATTCTAAACCAAATCATATAACTGGTTTGGCTATTGACTTTGTTACTGGTAGTAGGAATGCAGCAATACATGCTGAAATGGCAAATTTTGCTAAAAACAACTTACCAGTGGATCAAGTATATCTTGAAAGAAATAAATCAAAAAGAACACATGTTCACGTTAGATATTCACCTAATGGTGGTTCACCTAGAACATTAACATGTGCTGATCCAAAATGTCATAATAACACACCGGGTATTGATTTAGAATATCTCTATAAAAGAGGAGTTAAACGATAATGGCTGAACAAATACCAAGTAGAAGTGGTGGTGAATCTGATTCTACTGATATCATATTAGATAATGACACTTTAGCAGATGTACAAAGAGGTTATTTCAAAAAACCTGAATTTTTTGGTGATATGAGTACAACATCTAATGGGTTTGGTGACTTTAAAAGTGCAGTATCAACAGCTGCTACATATGCTGGAGCTATCAGTAGTTTGATATCAAGTCTACCTAAATCAAGAACATCTGATGATGAAGTCTGGAGACTAACAGAGAGTGAATATAAAGAAATTCTAAAAATGTCTAATTCGATAGCAACATATGGCAATGTTCCAATTGATACTATTACTGATTTCTTAATTATTTTATGCTCAATTGATGCACTGGTAGATATGAAGAAGATATCTGATGTGTTGGAAATTCCAGAACTAAATAATCAAACAATCTTAAGAGAACCATTTGAAATTTTAGCTGTACCCGGTTTATATAAAATTGCTTTTATGGCGCAAGCATTGGATGCATTGATAAAACTGTTCTCCAGATTTCTAAACACACAACAAAATGTATCCTCTTCAGGTGCTGATGATATAGCTAGTTTGTTTTCAAACATTAGCTCTATTCTTGGTGGGTTATCAGGTGGAACTCAAGCACGATTAGGTAATATCTCTGCTGATAATGCATTGGGTCATTTCATGTCTGAATTGATTGATGGTAAAAGAATACCAATGGCAGTAATTGCTAAAAATCCAATGAAACAAATTCCCTCATATATTGGTCAAACATTATTTGGTGAATCACCTACAAGCCTATCATTGGTGGATATCAATGAATTATTCAATAAAAAAATAGCAGTATTTGCTAAACCATCATCTGGTGCAGGAACATCATCATTTGGTATGCAGAATTTTTCATCATTGGGGTCTGCTATGAATCTAGAGTCATTTGTTAATAAAATGAACTTTGGTGGTTCATCTATCACATCTGGTAGCAAAAAAGAGAGTATGATAAATACCATAGTTGATGAACTAAAAAGTGCTACGGGTGCGACAGCAACAGAAACATTTAAATTAAATTCTGCTGATGTTGCCATTCCTTTACAAATTGCTTTATCAGCTTGTAATTGTGGAACATCAAAAACTCCATTTGCAACCAAATCATTTCAAGATGGGTGGCAATTGGCTTCACATGTTTCTAATTTTATGCAAAAAAATAACACACAATTTCTAAATGTTGTGAGGGGTTTAACTTAATGACAGATATTATTTTCTCTGATTTCAAAAAAGATTTAAGCATACATCCACTTAAGCGGGATTTGCTTCGTTTAACGAATGAAGAGGCAGTAAAAGAATCGGTTAAGAATATTGTATTCACTGGTAAATATGAGAGATATCGTAGACCATCATTTGGTGCTGGTATCCCACAAGATTTATTTGAAAATATCAGTCCAAGTACTGAATATGAAGTTAAAACAAGAATAACTGAAGCTATCAATAACTATGAACCTAGAGCTAATTTAATATCTGTTATTGTTGTTGCGAATAATGATCATAACAATTACAGTGTAACTATTGTGTTCAAGACAGTAAACAGTTTTGAACCTATCACTCTATCTAATATACTAAGAAGGATTCGTTGATGCATAATTTCAAACAATACCTAGAAGAAGTACGTGATACTCCATTGTATCATGCTGAAAAAGTAAAAGATGCAGTTGATGTAATCAAAACCAATATGATAGATGGAGTAGAATTATCTAATGAAAATAAATGGTCATTGGATAAAGGTAATAAACCTGAAAAGGTTGTACCATTAAGCAGGTCATTCAATTCTATTAAAAAATCAGGCTATGTTGTATTTGAGTTTGACCAAAGAAAATTGACACAATATAATAAGGTATTAACATTTAATTTCACTAGAGATAAAACTGATCGTAAATCAATGGCACATAAAAAACGTTATGGTAGTTATGAAGAATATGTATCTGATGATATCAGAGATATAGATAGTTCGGTTAGTAAAATTCATATGCAACGTGATGAAAAACTTAAGAATACATATCCAGAACTTAAAAATCACCCTAAACTTTATATAGATGGGAAATTCGTCAATGCATAATTTCAAACAATATCTAGAAGAAGGTCGTGATGCTCCGCTCTATCATGGGACTACTTATCTTAATGCTCAAAGTATAATTCAAGACAATAAGATAAATGCATCAACAACACAAAAATTAACAACTAAAAAGAAAGACATGATTTATACTAAAAATGTAAAGGGTACATCATTTAGTCGATCATTACAATTTGTACAATTTTTTAAACCTTTTGTTATCTTCGAGATAGATCAAAGAAAATTGGACTATAGTCATAAGATAATACCATTTAATTATTTTGCTAATGATTATTATGGTGGAGTATATAGAACAGATTCACCAGCAAGATTTGAAAAAGGGTTAGATTTCATGAATGAACATGAAGAGTTTGTAGTTGGTGATATCAAAAATATTGACAAATATATAACAAGGATATTCTTAAAAGATGCAATGTCAGTAGTAAATGATTTTAATGGTATACCAATTGCAATCAGAAAACACCCGAAATTATATATGAATGGGGATTTTGTCAATAAACCTTATAGGGGTAAGAAAGCTGTCAATGTATAATTTCAAACAATACCTAGAAGAAGGACGTGATGCGCCATTATTTCATGGGACAGGTAATCGTGCTGCAGACCTGATATTAAAAGAAAATGTGATGAAACCATTAACCATACAAATGATATCAGGTAAGAGTGTTGCAGGCACTTCATTATCCAGATCATTTAAGTTTGCAGAATATTTTGGTGGTGGTATTACCTTTGAATTGGACCAAAGAAAGCTAACACAACGCAATAAGATAGTACCATTTAGTTATTGGAACTCGGACAAACAAGCAAGAGGAATGGGTGCTGATAATCCAAATAATGAATATGAGGAATTTGTTATTGGAGAAAT